TCTTGACAGGTGCAGCAGAGAAACCAGACAGTTTTGTTTCTTCTTCAAAGCTACGCTCAGATGTCTCTGTTTCGTAGATTTCTTTGTGCTCTTCGCCGTAGCGTGCATACTCCAAACCGAACAAAGCGTTCAGGCCGGGCAGCAATTCCTTGAGCAGTTGTGCGCGTGAAATAGCCATGATTTATCTCCTTAAGCGGCGTAGTAGTTGTGAACGCCAAAGTTCAATTTGACCAGAACTTCTGGAGACTGAACCAAGACAATCGTTGCACCAGCAGAAGGCGTAGTGGTCACAGCAGCACTGATGGTCAGTGTAGTGTTACCAGTGGTGGACACAGTAGCGGCAGTAGCCACGTTTGCGCCAACGCCCAATTGCTGAAGCTGACCACCAACCAATTGGAAGATGTCAGTGCCAACGGGGATCACTTGACCAACAGTCAGACCGGACACAACGAAAGAAGTTGTGGTGGTGCTAACGAAGGTTGCAGAGGTGCTGACCTGTGTATCAGGCACGAGACTCAAGATACGGAAAGCGCCGCCAGAACCAACAGCCGTAGTGGTGTTAGCAGCGACCAAACCAGCACCAGAATTGCCAGTGGTAGTGCTACCAACAGGAGTGTTCTCCACAGCGTTCAGGCCAACCATTGCGGATGGGAACGAAGAGATGACGTTAGAAGAGGACGAAGCCACTGCCACCATCTTGAACACAGTATCAGGGTCATCAGCAATGATGGCCTGAATGTCGCCAGCAGCTGTGCTTGCAGGGTAGTACTGCGAGAACAATTTCTGCTTAGTTGTAGGGTTTGTATAAGAACAACCCAAGAAGACACCGATAGTGCCCTTAGAGGTCAAGCTAGTGTTAGTAGCTGCAGGAACAACACAGCCAGCCGTAGAGCCAGTAGTGCCAAGAGTGACGAGATCGCCGTAGAAAATGTTGGTGCCGTAGTTATACGAGATCGGGTATTGGCGAGTAGAACCCGCGTAGACCTGACCACCAATCAAGTTCTGTGGCAGCACGCCGTAAGGTGCCGATACAGTTGGATAAGCCATTTAAGACTCCTTGAAGATTTTAAAGACCTTTGCCAAAGCTGCTTGAGGATTTCCGCTCTTGGAAGATTGGCATCCGTGGGTCGCTTTGACGCATCAAGTTATTGTCTACAGCTTCCGTCTGAGCTTGTGTTTGCTTGCCAACAAAAGCGTTGCGCTGTTCCACAAATTCAGTCGGAGTCTTGCAAAGCAACAACCCGCCGATCTCGATGTTGTCCTTGTAACGGGACGCGGGATCAGCTAACAGTTGGAATTTGGGTTGTTCCTCAATACCTACAGGCTCCCAACCTTCTCGTAGTTTGGACGAAAGGTTACGCGGGTCAGCGTTGTTAAGTGTCGAGACACGAATCCAGCGATAGGCATAGCCAGGTGCCCGATCAGGCTCTGGCAGCAATTCAGGGTTCATCCACTGCTTAGGACGCTCTGCTATCACACGTGTTTCAAGTTCTCTGTCAACTCGTTTTTCAGCCATTTTGGGCCTCCAATTTTCTCATCTCCTTAACATATTGTTCAGGAGTTAAACCTAGCTTTTTGGCTATGTTTACTTGGCTTTGCTTTAGTTTGACCTTGTTGGAGGCCGTGCTACGAACTGCCGGGGCTACCACTGTAGACGATTTTGTACGTCGGGTAGGGTTTTGTTCTTCTTCCCCAAATACTTCGGGGAATCGTCTGCGCATTGTTTTGTCCAATGTAGCATAGTATTCATCAGAGCCAACGACCACTCCATCGCGCTTCATCTTTTCATGAAGACCCAGCGCAGAAGCTGTCATTTCAGGATCCTGACCATACCAAGAATTGCGTTCTTGCCACGCAAGTGCTCGATTATCTGGCCGAGGAACATGAACTTGTTGCTGCTCTTGACGAGGTTGTACTTGAAATTTTTCCTCTTGTAAAGGGGGCATTTTGAAATTATTTGCCTGAATCAGCCGCATATTTGCCAATTGCAAAGCCTGCTGAGCTTCAATCATGCCGTCAGTATCACCCGATTCAATTGCATCTTTATAGGAACGCTGGGCTGCTTTGACCTGCATTTCTGCTGCATTTTGAACAGTGGCAACATATTCTTTCTCTCCAGTGGAAAGAATCTGCTTGATGCGCTTGTTCTCACTGTCAAGGTGCTGAATCAAACGAATAGCTTCTTGCTGCTCGCGCAATGCCGCCTCTTTTTCACGGCGCTCATCGTGCCAAACCTTGCGCATTTGCTTGAGTTTGGTCTTGACGTTGTCGTCATACTGATCAAGCTCATCACGCTCGAGCTCTTCTACCAATGGTTTTGGTAATGGTTGACGGCCGCGGTCCTCTTCAGGCGCGTCATCTTCAATCTCGATTTCAATCTCGACATTGTTCTTCGTGTCCTCGACTTCGTCGGGGAACTTAAATTCTTCAGTGTCTAAAGGCATTTTGTGCTCCTTTACTTACGTTTAATGCCACGAGGATCGTCCACAGTACCCTCGACGCTGTCGTCGTTGATCATGCGAAATTCCCGGCCGTGGATGACAAGGCGTGAGCCTGCGTGTGGTTTGATAAGGATGAAGTCACCCTTCTTGCACCAAGGGCCAGTAGGAAACTTGTTCTTGTCCAAGTAGCAGTCCGGTCCCAAATCGACAACAAACAAGACCGTTGTGAGAGTCTCTTCGTTGCGCATAGTTTCATCAGCCTTGATAAGGCCAACTTCACTTTCTTCAAACTTGCTCTCCGCTTCCGGAATGGCACAAAGGATTTTGTAGCCAGCAGGTTTGGGTAGTTGTTTGCCTTTTTCCTCTGCGGTAGCAGAGAAGTTGTAGGCTCCCACAACTTGGGGATTGTTGGCGTCTGTAGCCAACAGGATGGAATTATTCATCCGAATGCTCCAAATTTTTAGCAAGGTCTACGATGATTGCGCAAGCGGCCTCGAGACCCCGAAGCTGGCCGCATACGTACTTGTATTCCTCAAAATTCACACAATTACCGCGGTGCACTGCCTCTTGAAGCATTGCCATACGGTCCTTGTATTCCCTTAAGAGATACTCCAAGTTCTTGTCCATTACTCACCTTTCGTTAATTGATACTGACGCAGACTCTGGCGCTCTTGTTGCGCGCGGCTCTGCTCATCATGGCTCTTGTTTGACAACTGTTTGAGTACGTCAATCCCAATATCCATCATGTGTTCTCTCTTGTTGTTTTGCATTTCAGCAACATTCTTCATTGCGTCCACTTTGATGCGTTTGTCATCTGTGGCCTGCTGAGTCATGATACGCTGACGCTCAATCTGCTGTTGCTGCTGCTTAAGCTGGATATCAGCCATATCTTTCTGGGCTTTACGCTGCTGATCGGCCTGCTTAATCTGAAGCTCTTGCATCTGCATCTGAACCAGCGGATCTTGCATTTGCTTTTGTGCTTGCTGTTGGGCTGCTTCTTGTTGATTCTTCTGAACCAACTGCTGTGCAGCTTGAGCCAACATCGGCGCCAAACGTGCTTCCACTTCTGGGTCCATATGCTCATCATCACCAGACTCATCTTTCTGAGGTGGCAGTGGCATACCCAGCTGCTGCTCAATCTGCCGGCGATACTCAAAGCCCAAGTGCTCGTTAATGTGAGCCATCATTGTGGACTGCAACTGTTGAGCCATTGGGTTGTTCTGGAGCAAAGACTGAATCTTAGGGTCTTGCATCGCAGACATGTGCACAACAATGTGTGACTGATGGTCTTGAGTTAAGAATGCTTTAACAGGCTTACCAGACAACACGTTTTGGTTTTCCGTAACTGGGTCAGTTGGCCACATATCTTGGTCCATCGGCACAAGTTTTTCAGCATCCTTAACACCCAAAACTTCCAACATCTGGCGATGCAACAAAGGCATGTTGTACAGCTGAGGCGACTGCTGAGCCAGCTGCATCACAGCCTGATACTGCACAATCTTCTGAGCCATCGTCGAAGCGTTCGGGTCACTGACTGGAATTACATCCACGTTGTCGTAATCGCTTTTCTTGGCCTTATACGAACCCTCTACCGGCTCATAGTCATAATCTTCCGGTGTGTACTCTGCAATGATTTCTTTGAGTAACGCCAACTCCTGTTTCATGGAGTAATGAATACGCGCCTGAATGGCAGACATATTCTTCAGCGTGCGCTCAAGGATAGCCAGCGTAGTGCCCACAGGTGCGTTCGCACTCATGTCACTCACATCCAAATCCGTAGAGTTAGCCGCACGACGACCCTCGTCCACAATCTGACCCAAGAGAGCCATCAAAGTCTGACTTGGCTCTTTATATGGAAGAGGTAATAAGTTATCGCGCAGTGCTCCGCTAGGAACATCCACATCCCTCCACTCGCCGGGAGAGATCGGTGTATCGTCACCCTTTACACGCAGGCCGCGAGTCTTAAATCCGCCTGGCAAGTTGGACAAAGTTCCAGCATCTACCAATTGACGAATCAAAGAAGTACTGGATTTGGCAAACGCGCCGATCAGGTGGATCAGGCCGAAATAGTAGAAACCAAAACCAGGTACATATCCATAGTGCACAAAGTGCTGACGCTTTTGATATGTCTCGTCGTCCGGCTGCCAGTTACGGCGAATAGCCAAAATCTTGGTTGTTCCCTTTTCCAAGGTCACGATATAAGGCAGAGCAATTCCTGTAGGCTCGCCGTCTTCATCTTTATGTTCGTAGCCTTCCAAGTCAAGGTCTACGTTCATCTCCAGAATCTTAAAACGGTCATCCGTTGTGGCACGGAAACCTAACTTCTCAGCAATCTTCTTCTCAATCTCATCCAGCGTTGTCTCTGGAGTGCCAAGATCAATGTCTCTATAAAAACCAGCCACCTGTAACTTCAGCAGCTCGTTCTCTGTCTTGCGCATCACATGCGTAATCCGCGGAGAAGACTCTAGATTACTCGCACCATAAGGCACAACAATATCTTCGGCCGGCACGAACAACGAAACCTGACGGTCCAAGTTCGGGTCAAAGTACACTTTCTTAAAAGCATTACCCGACAGACCCAAGCCCCACAACATACGCTCATGCTCTGGGCGATACTCTTTCATCTCGATGGTCAGCTTATAGTTCATGTCATCCGCAACACGAACCGCGGCCGCCTTCTTGGCTGGAGTCTCTTTACCCTTGATCTTTGTCTTTACAGGACCAGAAGCTGGAAACGTTGCCATCATCGTTTCACTCTGGAACTTAACTAACGCCTCAGACAGCATCGGGTGATACACCCCGCACGCACCTTCCCAAGGCTCTGACCGCTCTTCAATCTTCATACCCAGAAGTTCAAGGCCGTCCACATAAGTCTGCATCCAATCTTTACGACTGTTCACATCATCGTCGTAGTCGGACAATAATTCATTGGCCAAAGTCGCCAGCGTCTGATCGCCTATGTACTCGGCCAAGTTGGCATCAAAATCTTCTTCCGATTCCTTCGCCGGCTCAATCTCAATCTCCATCCCGTCTATGCCAATACGCACAGACTCTGGGTCTTCAATCTCAATCTCGATATCCGGCTCATCTTGCGCCATCAATTCTTTGATCCCCTGAGGGGCCGCATAAAGTGATTTCTCAATAGCCATGTTTCTTCCTTAATAGTAAGCTGCTCTGCGACGATACTTAGGCTCGTCAGGTTCATCGGAGTCAAGTGTCAAAAATCCACCCTGCCGAAATCGAATTAACGCTTGTGTAGATGAGTCTACCAAGTCATCATGCACCGCATTTGGAAAAGCTGCCATCTGCTCAATCAATTCATGCGCCCACCGCATATCCGGAGCCCATACTTTACCCGACTTGAAAAGATCAGTCACGGAATTTAACCGCACAAACTTATCATTCCCCCGACTCGGCGTGTACTCCGAAACCGCAATCCCCATTCTTCTCAACTCAAAGATCAACGGCGCGCCAGCAGCCTTCGCCTCCACAATAAACGCATCCGGCGTCCACTCCTTGTACAACATCAGCGCCCTTTCCTTCAATTCAGGAAATTCCAGCCTCTCTTGATACGCATCCAACAAAATAATGTTCGGGTCCTGAGGGTTCTCATCCTTATAAAACACCCCCCATGTCGTACAAGCAGAAAAGTCAGACCGTTCACTCTTCGTAAACGCCGTGTCCCAGCTCTGAATAATGAATTCACACGCCGGCGCCCTCTCTCCACCCCAAATCTTCCACCACTCCCTCTTCACCAACGCACCCTCTTCACCCGTAGGCTTTTGTTGGTACTGCGCATTCCACTTACTTACTGGAAGTTCTTCCTTTAAAGCCGCCAATTCCTCCAAAGACCAAAATTCCGGCCACAACGGCTTGCCAGACGGGAGCAAAGCAGGCAATTCAATCAATTCCCACTCTTCCCCCTTCTCCCTTTTCATCGAATCAGCCAAAACCCGACCCGTCAAATCGTTCTCAGCCCACCGCGTCATCACAATAACAATAGAACCCCCTGGCTGCAGACGCTGACGAGGTCCCGAGGTGTACCACTCATACACTTTCTGATAAACCTCAGGGTTCCCCGCGGCCGCAGCAGCCTCCTGCTCACTGTGAGGGTCATCAATAATCAATAAATCCGCACCCTTACCGGTAACAGTACCACCCACACCAATCGCAAAGTACTCCCCACCCTTATTCGTCGCCCACCGACCAGCCGCCTTCGAGTCCTGCCTCAACGAAACCTCAGGAAACACCTTCGCATACGCCTCAGCCCCCACCAAGTTCCTCACCTTACGGCCAAAACCCACAGCCAGATCAGCCGTGTTCGAGCACTGAATCACCTTCTTCTCAGGAAACTTCCCCAAAAACCAAGACGGCAACAAATAACTCGCAAACTCCGACTTCGTATGCCGCGGCGGCATATTGATAATCACCCTCTTGATCTTCCCCTCGGCAATAGCCTCAAACTTCTTAGCCATCAACGCATGATGCCGGCCATGCACAAACCCCGGCCACATCATCTTCACATACTCCATAAACCCCGCCTGCGCCCTCTCCCTAGACACAGCCCTTTCATAGTCAAAAATCTCATCTTTGATCTTTTCGTACATAGCCGGATGCATCCCATCCAACACCGCAGCCAGCTCCTCATCCCGTACTTCAATCATTCAACACTCCGAAAATTGATATACACAGGCCGTATAGACCTCCTGTTCTCCAACCTCTTCAAAACCCCAATCCTCACCAACCGGTCCACTATCTCCTTCGTGTTCCCAACCCCAGTCTTCCCCCTCAAATATGCAATCTGCCTCAAAGTCGGACTATGGCCATACTTCTTCCACCACTCATCCACAATCAAAAACACTTCCTTCTGCACAGGACTCACAATAACCTCCAAACATTCCTCAAAACCCCTCCTCGCCCGCACCGACATGCCGCGATTTATAACCAACTTGTCTATAAAAACCGAACTCTTATCCATATCACGACATATCAAAGTGGTAACGTTACCACTGACGATACTTTAGTTTCTCATTTTTGGGTATACCCCCCGTCATTTTGTTTCCAAATCACTAGGGGGGGTGTTTCCCATTTCAGGGTCTTGGTCGTCTGGGGTGGAAATGGAAGGGGTAGGGGTGGATTTAAGTTGGGATTGAGTGAGTGAAACACTATGCATGGTATTGGAGGGACTCCAAACGCCATTTGGGGGGGTGGGGGTCGAGCCAGGCGCCGCGGCCGATTCGTCAACCGGTGGGGTGGTAACGTTTCCAAGCTCAAGCTCGAGCGTGTCTGCTTCGCGCGCCGTAACGTCTGATGCGCTAGCGTTCATTAACTCGCGTAATTTGGCCATGATGGCAGCCTTCGCATCGTCCGCGCTCTTGATATGGTGCACTTCGCGCCGCTCAACAAAAGCCGCGACTTCAGAAACAGTGCCCAGCACGCGCGCCGCTTGGACTTTTTGGGCGTGTTTAGCGTCCGGATCGATTACCACTTGCACCAGTGAATGGATAACGAGGTCCCTCAATTGTTGGGGCGTTCTATACGCAGCCGCCTGATTGGCCAACCTATAAGCCTCAATTTCAGCCTTAATTCTATCGTCGGCCTTTAACCGGCTGGCATGGTTTCCGACTGTGGCCGGCTTTCCCTTGGCCTTATATGCTTTGCGATAGGCATCGGCGCCGGTGGAACCCTGAGCCACGGCGCGGGCAAATTCTTTTTGTTTGTGGGTTAGTTCCCCTGAAACGCTTAAGACTTGATCGATTGGGATTGTGCTTAAAGCTTCTTTTACTTGTCTACGAGATAAGGACATATTGAGCCACTCCGCTTCGCTGTTAACCGGCCCGAGCATACCAGAACAAACCCAGAACACCAAACCCGCGGGAAACCACTGTATATATCCACAGTATCCTGGCCATGTCACCTATGCGACAGAGAGCCGTTGACAATGCCCGCGCGCTATGGTTTGAACGTGCTGGCAATGACGCCACAAAAAAACAACAAAATTTTCGCCGGTGTCGCCAATGTGACTAACAAGGGACTTGACAAATGAGAGGATATCCCCCGTGACAGCAACCCATTAACCCAACCCATGAGAGGCACCTATGAAACGATTCCACGTCAGATTTAAAAACAATTTCAGCACAGCTTTTACGTCTTGCGACATTACAGCCGCCGACGAAGCAGCCGCCATGCTCGAAGCCGCCCAGATGCTCGGAATGGACACCGATCCACTCACGCAGACATACAGCTTAATGCTCGAAGTTATTCCCAGCAAACCCCAACCCGTAGAGCCACCCACGAAAAACGCAATCAAGACTTATCAATTTATCCGGACTCAGCAACAAGCCCGCCCCGTTGACGCTTGTACCGATGCCGCCCAGCTTCACGGCTTGACAACGGCCGCACTCGCCGCCGCCCTTATCGCCGCCGGTATTGACGCCGCCCGCTTATCTCTTATCTGAAAGCCACACCATGACCAAATCAGAAACCCGCGAAGTACAGAAAACAATCCAGTACTACGCAGCCGGACTCGGTCCGGACTATCTGGCCCGCGCATTGTCCGCACTGATTCGCGCCGCACGATCCGCGAAAAGTAAAACCGAACTGATGCACCACGCCCGCGAACTGGGCATCACCAATCACCCTGAATTTATTATCTAAAGGACCGCCGTGAAAACCCTTCCAAAATCCCTCCACACCGTGACCGCTTGGGCCAACTTAGCGCGCTACTTTATGAGCCAAGGCAATGACGCCAAGATGGCCGCCCTTCGCGCCGAGTGCATTCTCGGTCTCGAGACAATGGCCGATTACCACGGAATTAAAACCGCCGTTCTTAAACAACTCTCGAAAGGCCAACCATGATTGAACCCGCCGAAATCATCAAAGCCCGCCGCGAATTGGCCGCTTGTGAGCGCGACCACGCCAAGGGCATCCGCCGCGAAATCAAAGGGCCGGAACTGGCCCGCCGCCGCGCCCTGATCAAATACGAAAAAGAAAACGCCCGCCCGCTTTACCTGATTGCCTGCAGTGCTCGCAAACTGGACAAGCCCGCCAAGGCCCGCGACCTCTACCAAGGCCAAGCATTCAGGCTGGCAACAAAAGCCGCACAGGCAGCCGGTGCAGATGTAATGATTCTCTCAGCCAAACATGGCGCCGTTGACCCTGACGCGGTCCTGAGCCCTTATGACGTGACGCTCGCCGACATGAGCAAAGCCGAGCGCGCCGCATGGACAGCCGCCACAGCCGCCCAGCTTGAGCCACACAAAGGGCGCCCGATTGTCGCGCTCGCCGGTGCCAATTACGCCGCCGCCCTTGAAGATTTTGGAAACGTTACCACGCCGCTCGCCGGCTTAGGAATCGGCCAACAACTCGCCAAGCTTAAAAGCCTGAGCGCCCCCGAACAATTGCCACTTTTTTAAACCGGAGAAACCATGAAACATCATCACCACTTTGAAACCCACAAACCCGAGCCGCAAATCAACGCGTTTTGGGCAATCCTATTGATTGCAGCCGCTGGAGCAGTGGCCACGATTCTCATTCTCGCCACCGCTGGCATTCTTATTTGAAAGGCAAACCATGACCGCATTATTTACACCCGACGAACTCGCCGAAATGGTGGACACGCTCGCGACGATCCGCGCACAAATCGCAGACCTCAAAGGCCGCGAGGATATTTACAAAGCCGCATTGATTGCAGCCGGCCACCGAGCCATTGACGGAACCCAGCACCGCGCGACCATCAGCGAACCGGTCTACCGCGTGACCATTGACTGGAAAACAATAGCCGAACGCCTGAACCCTTCAACCCAGCTTATCACCGCTCACACCCACAAAGCCGATGAGCCCACAATCACGGTCCGAATTCACGGCCGCAAAACTACTGTATAAAAAACCAGGTTTTTAATCATGCAAATTCAAGTAATCACCCGAAACGTTTACGGCAATAAAGTAATTTATCCGCATTGTCCAACCGCGCGCAATTTTGCCCGCATAGCTGGCACAAAAACCCTCACGCTCGCCGCTCTGCAGCAAATCAAAAATTTAGGTTTTGAAATTGTCGAACACCACGAATCAGCATTGGAGGCACTGAAATGAAAGGCTTAATCGTTTACGAAGGACCGAGCCGCATCGACGGCGCGCCGATTGTCGTTATCTTGACCGCGATCCGCTCGAGCAAAAATGGCAAGACCGGAAACTTGGTCCAATCCTACATTTTGCGCGCCGATGTTGACCCAGTAACGGCAGCCGCTGAAGGTAAGGACGCCGCAATTTGTGGGCAATGCGAACACCGGCCAAAACTCGCGAAAAAGACAGGCAAGCCGCCGTGTTATGTCAACTTAGGACGCGCGCCGCTCATGGTTTATAACGCTTACCACCGAGGCAGTTATACCCGCGTGACACCGGACGAAGCCGCCGCCATTATCGCCGGCCTGAAACTCAGATTAGGCACCTATGGGGACCCCTTCGCCGCACCCGTTGGCTTATGGGAAGAACTGACCCAATATGTCGCTGGACATACAGGGTACAGCCACCAATGGAAACGAAAAGGTTTTGACGTTAACCGGTGGAAAGCGCTAATCATGGCCAGCGCCGACAATTTAGACGATGCCGCTCTTGCGAATCTAATGGGTTTACGGGTTTTCCGCGTGACCACCGCACACGACAAACAAAAAGACGAGACAACGTGCCCAGCAAGCGCAGAGGGAGGCCGCCGCGCACAATGCGCCGATTGTCTATTGTGTGCTGGCACAAGCAAAGCCGCCCGCGACATTGTCATCATGGACCACGCCCGCGGCCACGCCCGCCGCATCATTCCAATTGGAGTTACACAATGAAAGGCTTAGATTTTTATTTTGGCCGAATGCTTGTCGATTATTTGGACCAACCCGAAGAACCCGAAACCGAGCCGGAGCCATGCCCATTTTGCGGCGCCGAATGCACTGAAGACGAATGCACAAATCCCGATTGTCCTGAAAGGTAAACAATGCTCTATTTTGGAACTTACCACCGGCTGCGCGTACACGTTAGCGCGACCCCGAAAGAGGTTTTGCGCGCGCTTTATAAAAAGTTAAAGCCGGTAGCACTGAGCCGCGAACAACGGCCACACCGCCACGCAATCGCGCGCGACATCCTCGAATGTCACCGTGAGGCCCGATCCATTTTCACAAAATATAGGTTTTAACATGATCAAAACCATGACCGCAAAATTTAATGGCCGGTGTTCGCGCACTGGCGCACCGATTCGCGCCGGTGAGTTAATCGAGTACAACACCCGCACCCGTACCGCTTCAAAAACCAGGTTTTTGGAGGCGTCATCCTATGTAAGCGATATTTATGAAATCGATGGCCGCGAATTCTATCGAAACAAGGCCGGACGTTGTGAAGACGCGCCATGTTGTGGCTGCTGCACCATTTGAGGAACCTATGAAACATCCCGAAAACGAATACATCAAAGCCGGTTACCAGTTCGAGCGCGGTCAGGTGCCAGCGCAAACCCTGCGCGCTATGCTCGAATCGGAAACCATAGACGACCGCACCGAAGGGCGCCGCCTTATCGAGACCGGCCGAGCGGAGGCGCGACAGTCACATAAGTGACAGACAGACCGGCCGCGGCCGGTTTTAATTTAGCTTTACTGGAGAAAAACACCATGGAAATCACCCTGAAAAACATTAAACACAGCGAATTCGCAAGCCAAGAAACGCATTGTTTTGAAGCCACGATCTACATCGACGGAAAGAAAGCCGGACAAGTCAGGAATGACGGCCAAGGGGGCTGCAATTTTTACTCTCCGCACACGATAGAGGAGGCGATTAACACCTACGCGCGGACCCTGCCGCCCACAATCTACGAGTATGGAGGCGAGAGCATGACCATTGAACAGGACGCCGATGTATTAGTGGGGGACATCTTGACCAACTGGTTAATCGCTCGAGACTTAAAGCGCGCGATGAATAAAAAGATTATTTTTGTCGATAGCGGAGGCGAGATTAGAGAAACCAAAACGCTGGCAAAAAATATGCTCGAGTTATTTTTGAGTCAACCCGAAAAGCTTAAGCACTTGCGCGCGGAGAAAATTCTTAACTTGCTGCCGTTCGCGGAGGCACTCTCAGTCTATCAATCAAGGGGCTAATCATGATTGTATTTGTCTTGCAAGAGGAAGAAGACGTTATCGCGGTTTTTAAGACCAAAGAATTGGCATACAAGTTTGCTGCTGAATTTGGGTTTAAAAATTTCTCAGTTCATTTTTTTAAAGTTAGAGAGGAATAATCATGGGTTTCTTTTCCAAAACGTGCGCCAAGTCACATCACCCAATCGTGCACGATTGCAGGGGCTACACGAGCCTCAATCAGGTTGTGGCACTGTTACCAGACGGCACCAAAATAACAGGCTCCTATGACGGCTACGGCCGCGTTAATGGGGTTGACCTAGTGGAGGCAGAAGACAGGTCTTGGCAGTGGCCCAAGGTCAAGATGGTACTCCTGGATTATTACGAGGGTGAATCGTATTCCGACTTGCCCCGATCCGGCGACGAGCTGGGGCAGGGCCACTTCATGGCTGATGAATTCTTACGCTATTGCCTAACGCATGGCCCATTCAAAAACCGCGCGCAATACACCCGCGCATTCAAGAAATACGCAAACTGGTAAGGAGAAAAATCATGGCTACATGGACCGCATACATCAAAGAAACAGTAACACGCCGCTTGTGCATAGAGGTGGAGGCCGACGATTGGGAGACCGCCGAAGAGATGGCCCGCGAAATTGCATATCAAATGCCCGAGAATGAATGGAGCATTGACGATGATCATATGGGCCTTCAAATCGAAGTGGAGGAGGAATGATTAAGGCCCAACTCGACACTGCCAGCTTCTACTTTGAAGCTTATGGCGCCAAACCCAAACAAGCTTTCGACGCCCTGATTGCAGGGTTTGAAAGACACGCGGAGCAATACGGACTTGACAAAGGTTGGTGGAGGGATTCCATTGGGGATATCCGCGTCACCAGCATTGAGTTGAATTGCGCCTATCGGGACAACGAACTTTTAAAACCATCGGAGAAATCATGAACAACTACAAAGTAACCTTGCACAGAGTAGTGGAGGAGCATTATTACCACGCCGTCGAGGCTGAGAGCGCAGAGCAAGCCGTTTTAATTGCCAAGGAATACGCTTTCAATTTATACCCTGATCAGTGGGAGGGCATAGTTTCGGAGGGAAGCGTTGACTTTGAGGTGGAGATAGCGCGATGAGAGTCTTAGTAGCTTGCGAATACTCAGGGACTGTGCGCGATGCTTTCATTCGCGCCGGCCACTATGCCGCGTCATGCGACCTGTTGCCAAGTGATTCCCCGCTTGGCGACCACTACCAGTGCAACGTCATGGACATCATCAATAACGATTGGGATTTGATGATTGCTCACCCGCCCTGTACTTACCTCACCAATTCAGGTGTGTGCTGGCTCCACAAAGACCCCAACCGATGGGCTTTGCTTGACGAGGGCGCAGCTTTTTTCAAGTCATTACTGGAGGCGCCTATCCCCATGAAGTGCATAGAAAATCCGATCCAGCATAAATATGCCAAGGAAAGAATCGGCCGCAACCAAAGCCAGGTTATTCAGCCTTGGATGTTTGGGCACATGGAACAGAAAGCCACTTGCCTATGGTTGGAAGGGTTACCACTGCTGCAGCCGACCAACAATGTGAAGGCCCAGATGCTCGAGCTACCCAAACGCGAGCGCGAGCGGCTGCACTACCTACCCCCATCAAAAGACCGGTGGAAGCTTAGGAGCGCAACCTACAAGGGAATAGCGGAGGCGATGGCCGCCCAATGGGGGAGTCAGAAATGAAACCAGAAAATGTATATGCGCTGTACAAGAACTATCGCAGTGACAAGAGCGGAGGCGTCAAGCGTCAACCCTTGAGTTTGTTGTCCGAGTGCTGCGAAGCTGCAGGGATAACAGTCTCAAAATATAAAAGTCTGGTTATGAAATACCCGCCAGCACCCAAACCGGTCTTGGCCGTCAAGTCTTTACATGGAAAGATGTATGTAAAAAAAGATATGGTCAAGTGGATTAAAGAATGTTTAGAGAAGGAGAGTTTGAAATGAGCTTGTTTAACGTATGGGTAGATGGCGAGCATTCAAAAACAACTGTCATTGCTGACGGAATGAATGAGGCACTGGACATTTTTTGTGAGCGCAAAGGGTTCAATGACCATGCCGATTACTGCGCTTGGCACGATCTTAAAGAGTCAAACGTCAACATCGAGGAGGTGAAGCAATGACACCATCAGAAAAGCTAGAGCGCCTGGTTTTCTTGCTCTGCGTTATTGTGGCGGCCTGTGATTTGTTATGGTGGCGGCCATGATATTCCGCGTAAAACTTAGACGATCAGTTGAGTTCGAGGTTTTAGTGGAGGC